CCAGGAATGATACCTTCTTTTTCGTAAGTAAAGATTGTACCGTTAGCTGACAGCATAAATGGTTGATTGCTTTCAAATATTAGCTTGTAAACTTCTGCGGCACTGAGAATATCAACATTACCATCTTCCCAGTCAATAGTAATTTCTGTTCCAACTTCTCGATTCATTACTGCTTCGTATTCTTCAGTGCCAAACTTTCCTTCCCAGCTGGCAGCAAATGATTTTCCTTTAGCTATAGCTTCTTCAATAGCAGCCTCTGTTGCAATAGGACGTAGTTGTCCTATAATTGTTTCAGGACCCATATTTAGGGCACGAATGGCAGATGGATATAGTGAGTTAATATCTAGTGATCCAACCCAGTCTTGAATACCTTCTTTAGGATAGGCAACATAAGCACCTGCTGCCTGATTGTTAGCATCATCGTCTCGTTTTGGACGATTAGGTACTTGAAAGCCTCTACGATGGCATTCGTTAATAATGGCCTGTTCAGTAACGGCCACAGCACCCATAGTAGTCTGTAATAGAACTGTACACTCGTGTGCCAGTTTATTACTTAGATCCAAGAACTTGAGCTTTTGGTCGAGCTTGTTAAGTAGCGCACAGTCTTGCCTGTTGTACTCAACGAACTTCTTGAAGTCGTTGTTGTAGAGCTGATCCAGTGTACCTTCGTAGACTGTTTTGCTTTCTCCAATTTCCATTTCGCCGATAGCATCCAGTCGATAGGTGTGACGTTCTTCATATGTGTACTTTCTGTAAAGTTCTAACGAGTCTAAATGAACACGACCGACAAGGTCATACGTTGTAGCAGTTTTACCAAACTTTTCGTACTCGCGCTTCTTTGGGTATTGATCCCATAAGCACAAACGTCTGGTGTCGTCCTTGCTTAGTACCTTAGTAATACGATTAACAGTATAAGGCATATCAAAGCCTTCGCTGTTCCAGCCACTAAGGATGTCTGCATCTTGAATTAGGTTCAAGAAAGTGTCTAGCATATCTGCTTCGTTGTCAAAGATATGCGTATTAGGAAAGTCTTTAACTAACTCTTCTGCTTGTTTAATGCTCATTCCTTTTGGAGGAACAGCCAAACAGACTAGGGTATCTAACCATTGTAGGTGAACAGCGATTGCAGTAATAGGCATAAATGCATCGTCGGGACTAGCATATCCACGTTCTGGATCGAAGTCCACCTCAATATCCCAAAACGCTACATTGAGTTTTGGTGCTTCTGCGTTTAAGTAATTTTCGCTTAGTGTTACAAAAATCGGATTGATATCCGCTTCGTATAATTTTTTGTTTGAGTTTATAGCCATTTCCTTGCGGAAATCTTTGCTATTTTTACATACAACTCTTGTGAGAGGTTCACCGTAAATTGACTGGTACTTACCTCGGGGATCTGGATAGTAGAAAGTGTAACGAACAGGGAATTCTTTAAAAACTCTTTGTCCTTTATCGTTACGTTCGACTACCTTAACAATATCAGCATCGCGCTGAAAAAATGCGTCTACGTACAAATTTTATCTCCTATGCAATTTTAGGGCTTGCAAATACCAAAGTGTTCATTTATGGCTGAACAAACCTTATTCACAATTATTTAGTATCTGTTTTACAGTGTGTAAATTTTTATAAGTTAAAATACTTTCAGACATTGAATTAATACTTTCTATGATCGAATCGGCATTGTCGTTCCAAACATCTTTTAAAGGACAAACATCTACTTTAACAAAAAATAAACTAGACACATTATCGCCTAAAGGTTCAGTAGTCTGAGTTTCAACTCTAAAATATAGATCATCTAAAGATTGAGGAATAGTTTGTGATTTTCTACTAGGGTGATTACTCAATTCTGGACTAGTACTAATAGTCCACACCCATCTTCGAAAACTGCTCTGACTAGCATCGGCCATGGTACTAGCTAACCTATCGCTAGCTTTAACTAACATATCACCGTCTGCAACAGATTTATGTATATTAGTTAAACTTTGACCTATTCTATCTGCTGGAACCCAGCTACTAGGAAAACAAAAACATATAGCACTTAGTAAGCCGTTATGCATAATAGCTATATCTTCTTCTATTTGAAGTGCTAAGTCTACAATACTATCTGTTTCTTGAAGTTCACAATGCCTAGATGCTTTTTGAACCAACTGATTTATAGTGCTCTCGTGTGTAACACTCCACAGTTGATTTCCTAGCAGATTAAGTTCTTGTTTTTTAGCTTCTATGTATACAGGATTTGGATTACGATTATACATAGCACCTGCCCATCGTTGCATGTTAGGGCGTGTGGTATAAGGCGTTTTAATAAAATCTAATTTACCCTGCATGGCGTGTTAAAAAATTGACTCTAATTTTTTCTGGATCAAAGTATTCACGTACAACAGATTTGGCTACTTCAATATCAAATTCTTTACAACTAAAAACATCAAAATACGCAGTGCCATCTAGTTCCATAAAATGACCACTAATATTTGAAGTAGTAATTAATTGCAGTAGACTATAACCTTGTTTAGGATCACCAGGTAGCAAATATTCAATAATAGGTTCGCCATGAGCCTGCATGTCTATTCTTGCTACAAGGTCCTTAATAAAGTTATAGATATTGTCCCTGCTGTCAATATTTTTACAGCCGCTACAGTCCAATAATAAATGATATCCCCAAAAACTCATTTTAGTCCTTTGGTAATCGGTTAGTTACGCCCAAAATCATTTCGATTTCATTCCAATCATTTTCGTGGTCTTTCCAATTGTCTTTGTGAGCAATGGTAATAGCTTTGTTAATAATTGATGGTTTGATTTCTAGTTCTTCTGCTACAGCCTTAACCGTTTCTTTGAGTCCTTCTTTTAAATCCTCAATTTCACGTAAAACGGTACTGCCTTCGTTGATTAAACGTTCTAATTTGGCTTTTTCTTCGGGCCCATACATGCGTGTGCTCATTGACACTCCTTTAAAATTATTGTATAATTGTAACATACTTATTCACACACAGTCAACACTTATGAAAAAAATTGTACTAATTAGTTTGCTAATTTGTTCAAACGGATTTTCTCAAACTTTTGAAGCATGGGATAATCCTAGCAAAAAATTTCCAGTAGACAGCGCACAGTTTCAAACTACAGTTGTTGCTACTGATAATGTGCAGGCAGTTTGCGAACGTGAAAGTCGTAACAGAGGATTTAGCGGTTTTGGTTATACCGTCAATAGTTGCGCATTTTGGAATGATGCTAGAACACAATGCACTATTGTAGTTCCTAAAAATACCAGTATGCACTTGTTAGGACATGAACTGTTACATTGCATAAAAGGTAACTGGCATTAAAAAACCGCCCTAGGGCGGTTTTTGTTTACATACCTGCTAGTTCTCTAATTCTAGCTAATATACTTTCTTCAAAGTCTTTATCACCTAGTGTTGCACCTTGTTGTACTGGTGCAGTTGATGGTGCCCCTCTCGGTGCGCCCATGTTAGATCTAGCTTGTTGTGCTTTTTGTGATTGAGCAATCAATGCCTGACTTGCTGCTCCGTACTCGGGATCTCCAGGATTGACTGTTTTACCATTGTACTGAATAGGACCGTCTGGTTTACCCATCTTCATAGTTCCTGAAACAGAAGTATTAGTAGTTGATGTAGTAGTTCCTCCTGCAGGTGCTTTGTTTAACGGATTACTAGGATCTTGACCAGCTGCCGCTGCCTGTGTAGGACCTGGTTTGCCGGCACCTGGTGCCGGTGCAGCTGCCTTTTTCGGAATTAACGGATCGCTCATTTGTTGAGGTCCCTTTGCAGGTTGTGCAGGTGCAGGACTAGGTGCCTGCCCGCCCTGACCTTGAGCTTGTGCTAGTTTTGCTTGTAGTTTAGCAACATAGTCTTGATTCATTTTCAATGACATATTATTTGCTTTAGAGAATCTATCAATTTCCGCCTGGATCTTCTGTGCTTGAGGATTTGGACTAGCTGCTTGAGTCGCACCAGCTTTTTGTAATTCTGCTGCTGTAGGTCCGCCTTGACCTCCGCGGCCGCTACCTGCAGCACCGGGTTTTTGTACAGATAAAATAGCGCCTGCTGTATTAGGTCCAATAATACCGTCTGCCGTTAAACCATTTTCTTTTTGGAATTTCTTAATAGCTTCAACATCTGGTTTACCGCCTTTTAATAATCCCATCGAAGCTGCATATCCAGTGATAGCAGGAGTCATAGATTTATTAGCTGCCGGTGCTGCGGCAGGTTTTTTAGCTGGACTAGCTGCTTGACCGGCGCCTCCAGCTTGCGCTGCTCTTTTTGCATCATCTGCTGCATTTGCTGCTACAGCCGCATCTACACCTGTTGCATCGTCTTGAGCACCTGGTGCTCCTGCAGGAGCACTTGCAGTTGCAGTGCCAGTAGGTGGTTCACCGAATGCACCGTACTGTGTTGCAGTTGCTTTATCTTTCTCAGCTTGCTGATTAACAGGTAGATTAGGATTAGAACCGGGTTTAATAGCATTGCCATCCGGACCAACTACCATTGTAGATCCGTCTGGTTTAGTAATCATAGTATTGCCTTCGTCGTCGCCTTGTGCAGTTGTTCCTGTTGCAGCTGGCGCTGCGGCTGGGCTTGCACCTTGCCCACCTGCAGGTGCATCTACGAATACTTTAGCAAAGCGTTGTTGAGCAATTTGTTTGTCTTCGGGATTTGTAAAGTAGCTTAATGGCGGCTTAGGACCAGGCATTCTTGCTAGAATAAACGGATCTTGACGATTAGCACCGCCTAGCCATTTTTCTTGTTCAGGACTAAATTGAAATTCGCCAGCTTCGTCTAATGTTTCTTCTTCAACCGAAATGTTAAATTCTTTTAATAACTCTTTAGCAATAGCACTTTGAAGAACAATATTTTCATCAAGGTCTTTTTTCTTCTCTTTGTCAGCTTCTTTATCTGCCTTTTGACTTTGCCAGCCTTGTACAGTACGAGCTTTGACTTTAGCACCACTTGGCAAAGTTACTTCTCTTTCTTTTTCTTTAGCTGGTTTACGATCTTCAGATTCAGTTAGAACTTGCTTCTTGTCGATAGCTTCCAACTTTGTCATTAGTGCTTTTAAATCCATTTCATATCCCCAAATCATATTATATATTTATGCTCACTTTACAGTATACGGTAGCGAATCGTTTCCTGTAGGCAGCAGCCGCCTGCACACCGAAACATAACGGTCCTAAGGTGTGTTCTTATGCGCCCCCGCCTACTAACTTATTACGGAGACCTTTTTGACTTTTCTCTGGAGAACCTAAAACTGTACCTTTAACATCTACCTTATCGGTCCCACGTAGTTGTCCTGCTGGCCCTGTTTTTTGTACAGCCTCTTTCGGCACACAATTTGGAACAGTTTTGCCTGCTTTCTTTTTAGTACCAACGGGCTTGTAACCAGTCCAACACGGATTATCTGCAGGATCTTTTAAACCTTCTGTTTTAGGCTTCTTACCTGCTTTTTTCATGTTAACAGCAATAGCCGCCTGTTGTGCAGGGTTAACAGCTTCTTCAGCAGGTACGCAATTGTTTACACGTACACCGCCTTTGATCTTAGTTTTAGGATTGCCAATCTTTTTACCCTTCCAGCATTTAGGATCTAGGCGTTGTTTAATAGCTTCTTCAATTTTGTTACGTAGATCAAACAGTTGATTTAATTCTTCTGCTAATTCGTCGTCACGTTTTCCAAATGTATTGTGTACTAGTTTGTCTAGTTTTGCATGAAAGGCAGTTTCTTTATTTTTACTAATTCCGGGATCTGCACTTTCTTGTTCACCTTTTGGAAGTATATAGGCTTTATTACCTACAATAATACCTATGTAATTACCGATACCTCTAAAACCTAACATAGCCATCGGTAAAGAAAATCTTTGACCTCCACGTGGGCGGATACCGCCGGGTTCTAACCAAACCATTTGATATTCTTGACCGTCTACTGTAACTGTTTGTGCTTCACGATCTGCTTTTTCTGCACGAGGTAAATCTTTACCAGGTAAGGTTGCTGGCGGTTCTGCTGCTGGTTCTGGTTTTGCAGGAGCGTTTGGATCTGCTGGAGTAGGTTTGAGTCCGCCAGTTACTTGTCCATCGGGTCCGATAGTAACACGTTCAATAACACGTTTAGCTAAGTTAGTTGCACGTTCTTTACTACGTTCTTCTGCTTCTAATAATTCTTGCTCAACTGCTTTAAAATACTTACCGATCATACTAGGCTTAGCATCTTCTGATACATTGAGTACAGGGTTAGTAATTGTTTTCTTTTTACTAGCAGATTGCATAGCCATTGATTCAGCAGTAGTTAATCTATTAGAAGGACCTTTGCTTTCAGTAACAATTGACAAAAATCTACTCATGCCTATTTCTTCGTTAGTTGCAACTTGTTTCATAGCACGGTCATAAGTAGCTTCTTTGTCTTTATTACCCATGGCGTACATATCCTTTTGTGTAATAGGATCTTCGCCTGCTGCTCTTGGAGCCCAACTCTTGGTTGTAATGTCTTTGCGGTCTTTTTCGTAACCTAATGTACCTAAACCTAAGTCAGCTGTAGATTTTGTAGCGATAACTTTCCCAGTCTTATCTTTAGTTTGTTGTACATCCATAGGACCAGAATTGTAACGAGTTGTTACTTCTCCTGATGCAGTATCAGTTTCAGTACTGAATCCGTTAAATGTAGGACTAATAACTTTTAATAATTTTCCGTCAGCACTATAAAGTTTTAATCCAGAACCGTCGCCTATTTCGTAAGTACCATCTGGATTAGTCTTCTTCTGAGCACCATTACCTAAGTCTTCAATCTCTTCTACAATAGGTTGTAGACCCTTTCCTTCAGTAACAATGGATAAAAATCTACTCATTCCTGTTTGTTCGTTAGTTGCTTGCGGAGCAGGTGCTGTCTGTGCTTGCATACCTTTTGCATCTGCACTCATTTTTTTAGCGTCTGCAACAATCTTCGGTATCATAGCTGTTAATTCGGCAAATGCTGCTTTCACGCTTTGCTTTGTTTCATCATCAAACTGTTGGAACTCTGGTGAATCCATTGCTTTTTTATATGATAGAGCTAAGTCCTGAATCATTTTTACAAGCTCGCCTAGTTGATCAGAAAACTGCGCTACTATTGTAACAAAAGTTTTTTGAATGTCAACTGTGCCGTCTGGTGCAGCAGCAACCAGCTTATCAACCATTTGTGCTGTTTCAGACTCAACGCCTGCCTCAGTAGCTGCCTGTTTCATTGCAGACTTAAACCCTTCTGCACTATCTAGTGTTTTAGCATCTATGTGATCTAAATTAACTTGTGCAGGCGGCATATTTTGACCAGGCATTGGAGGCTCTGCTGGCTGATTTACATCTGCTTCAGTGACAGCACGAAGAAATCTTTTCATGTCAT